CAGATAACTTCACTATTACCGTTACCACAGCAGCAACTTCTACAGCCACTGGTGGTGGCACGGCTATCGACATTGAGTGCCAGATACATCCAGGCTATCCCCTTACTACGGCAGGTTACGGCTGGGGCGCTTCTGTTTGGAACGGTTCTTATGGATGGGGCCTTTCCGGTGATACGCCAGTTGACTTGATGCAGCGGGATTGGTTTTTAGATAATTTTGACAATGATCTTGTTGCTAACATCCGAAAAGGTGCCATTTATTATTGGGAGCGAGGAGCGCTAGCAACCCCTTCAACCGCTTTAGGCACTCGGGCTATACTGCTTTCAAATTTAACAGGGGCTAATTCTGTGCCTAATGTGGCGATGCAGACCCTTGTTTCTCAGAATGATAAGCACCTTTTGGCCTTTGGATGCCAACCCTATGCAGGTGGTGCAACCGACTACGACCCCCTTTTAATTCGTTGGGCCAGTCAAGACGAACCTCAGTATTGGAATCCCACAGGTGTAACGCCGGGTGGTTCTGCTAGCAGTGCTGGATTTTTACGAGTTTCACGAGGTTCAGAAATTGTCCGTGCGTTACCGACTCGGCAAGAGATTATGGTCTGGACGGATACAACTCTTTATTCTCTGCAATACCTTGGAACAACCGACGTTTTTGCATTGCAGCAGCTTGCTGACAACATCTCTATTATTAGCCCACGGGCAGTAGCCTCAGCAAACAACATTACGTACTGGATGGGGACAGATAAGTTTTACGCCTATACCGGACAAGTTCAAACACTGCCAACAACCGTCAGAGAGTACGTTTACAAAGATATTAATTACGCCCAAACCGATCAAATTGTTGCGGGTACTAACGAAGGGTTTAATGAAATCTGGTGGTTCTACCCAAGCGCTAACTCCAACTGGAATAACAGATATGTGGTATTTAATCATCTGGATCAGGTCTGGTTCTTCGGAAATCTGGGCCGTACAGCATGGCTAGATACACCACTAAGGGATTTCCCCACTGCCCTATTTACAGAGCCATACACCTATAGCGACACGGTTGCGGGTAGTCCAAACGATGGATATTTATATCAACACGAGGTCGGTGTAGACGACGATGGTTTGCCTATGGAGTCCTACATTCAGTCTAACGATTTTGATTTGGCTGAAGGCGATCAATTTATGTTGACCCGACGTATGCTTCCTGACATCAATTACAACCAGTCTACGGCAGCAACACCGACAGTGACTTTAGCCGTGCGCCCACGCAACTTCCCAGGCTCTCAGTATCAAGGTGACCCATCGGACACACAAAATGTTATTGAGACAACGACAGATATTTACACAAACCAGGTCTTTGTTCGTGCTCGTGCCCGCCAGATGGCGCTAAAAGTTGCCTCCGACCAGCTTGGAGTGCAGTGGCAGTTGGGTTCGGTAAGGCTTGATGTACGACCGGATGGACGACGCTAATGGCGCTGGTTGGTTTTAGGGCACCTGCCTTACCCCTGCCTCCTCCTACTTACAGCTCTCAACAACAAGCCGAACTTCTCCGTGCGCTAAGACTTTACTTTAACCTGCTTGACTCTTTAGCCCCTCAACAGGCTATTTCGTATACGGCGGATCAGTTCATTGGTGGAGAGATTTCTGGGTCAAGTATTACAGGCGGTATTCTTGCAGGATTTAACCGTGGGATTGAAGCGCCGTATGTCATGCTTATGTCGGACCAAGACCAGGCAAATGCTGGCGCTACATCGGAAAATATTGTAACCTTTAACCAAATTGTACTAAACAACGGCATCACGGTTCAGGACAGCACAAAGATAAGGTTTGATTACTCTGGGCAGTATCTGGTCAACTTTAGACTTCAGGTTGTTAATAAGAGCAACGCCGTTAAAGAATTTGAAGTCTGGGCTAAAAATTCAGGCACAAACTACCCCTTGAGTAATACTCGGTTTGATGTTGCAGCACGGAAAAGTGCGTCAATTTATGGGCATACTGTTGCAAATGTAGCCGGTATTTTTACTGTTGATGCTAACGAGTACCTAGAGCTTGCGTGGTGGGGCGAGGATACGGATGTTGAACTAGAACACTATGCGGCTGGAACAAGCCCGGTTCGCCCCGAGGTACCTTCGGTTATTTTAACGGCAGCATTTTTATCCGCTAGACCGAAGAAGTTTATACCGACACTGACGGGGGGTTTGAGTTTATCTGGCACTGCACCATCAATTAACATCGGTATAGTTCCTGGAGCAAACAACTTAACAATTGCAGGCGTAGCGCCTACAATAACCATAGCGTAACTAGGATTAAATTATGGCTACACAAGCAGAATTAGCGCAAGGTTATAACGACTTTATAAACGCAATAACTTCTGGGAACTTTGGCGAAGCTGCGAACGTAGCTGCTGGCCTTGGGTTTTCTCCTGCCGAAACAGAAGCGTTTATAGAGGCAAATGCTCCAGGTCTTGGGTTTGACCCCGGCATAGACATTCCTTCAGACGTTATTGCTAGTTACTTTGATGCTCCCCCTGTTAGTTATGGCCCACCTTCTCCTGCCGTTTCTCCAGCGGTATCAAACTCAATTTCGTTAACACCAGCGGGTATTGCCGCTCTTGCTCCTTCCGCTAATGTGTCTTCGCCTGCTAATGTTTTTTCGCCGGCTGATTATGGGCCTCCATCTCCTATTTTGGATTCTCCCGCCACAACACCGACGATGACACGGCCCGAACAAGAAGAAGCTCTAATGCAGGCTTATGCAAAAGGTCAAGTCGATGAATTTATAGATTCCGTTTTGCGCGGCGCTTCAACAGGCGATTTTAGCGAAGCTGCTGACATCCTTTCTAGGAATGCTGCCAATCCATTAATGGGTGAAGACGTATATGGCGTTGCCTCTAATTTATTAAATACCGATCCTCGTTTTGCTGGGTTGCGTGAACAAGTGGGTGGCGTGGCCTACACTCCGTCAAACCTTAAATCGTTTGTCGAATCTCAGCTTGTTACTCAAGCAGCACCAGTAACTCCAGTAATCCCAGTAACCCCTGAAGGCGCGGCTGCGCCACCTACTGCTCAGACAACTCCTGGGCCAGGACAAATCTACGGCATTCCAAGGTTTGCTCGTCAGACTCAAAGTAACGTACCATTTGCCCCCCTGCGTCGGGGTCTAGCTCAGCTTCGTCCTGCTATGTATATGCCTGGGCTAACGTCCGGTCAAGCTCCTTTGGGTGGGTCAGGGTTTACTCCAGAATCTTTACGAAATGCGATTCAATCTATGACTGCTGCTGGGCAGACCCCAGCCGATGTTGCTTATCAAATGGACGTTGGCGGTGTTTCTCCTGCTGAGTTATCGGCTGCTATTGGAACGCCCGTTGGACAAATTCAAGCCCAATACAATCAATCACGCCCAGGCGGTTTGTTTAGCACGGGGGCGCCTGCTCCTAGGGGTTTACCTGAAGATTTTGTTCTTCAAACCGGTGCTTATGGAGCGCCAACACCTACGTTTTTTACACCAACCCCGGCAAAAACAACATTCCCATCTGGGTCAAGTAGTGCAAACGCAAATCAATCTTTAGTGGGTGCAAATTCGGTTTCTTACGACCCTGGTGGTGGAGATGGCACCGAAAATGACCCTGGTGGTTTTTCTCCTAGTACTGATGATGGTCCTGCTGGTGTGTCAACTAGAGCCGGTGGCCTAATAAAAATGGCTGAGGGTGGTGGACCGCCTAAAATGGCTGAGCTGTCTGCTAAGGAGGCGGGTTCGACGTTTGACATCTCTAAATATATTGACGACCAAGGGCGCTTGGTTGGTGGTTACTCAAAGCCTATATACGACGACAATCGAGTTATTACAGGGTACGACTATAGACCTTACGAACGCGACGTAGTGTTTGGTGAAGAGCTTCGTGAAAAAGAAGCTGCGATGCGGCTTACAGATGCAGAGCGCGAGCAGATGATGGTAGAGATGGCGATGCGCCAAGGCCGAACCGGAATTTCGCCGACTACAGGCGGTCTTGCTGGCATTGAAATTGGCGACCCCATGATGCGCAGGCGTCCTCAGTATTACTCAACTGTTGAGCAGTTTCGCCCTCGTTATGCCGAAGGTGGGCTTGCCAATGTAGCCCAGAACTTAGCTGAGAGAGGCCGTAAGGGCGACTCGATGCTGGTCCACATGGCGCCTGAAGAAGTTGCAGGGCTGCGAGCGTTAGCCCGTGCCCAAGGCACAGACATGACGATTAACCCACGTACGGGTTTACCCGAAGCCTTTAGCCTGAAGAAGCTGTTTAAGGCAGCGTCGTTTATTTTGCCGTTCGTACCTATCCCCGGCCTTTTTGGTATGTCCTCGCTTCTTACAAAATCAATTCTTTCCGGCGTTGCAGCAGGCGCATCTGCCAAGGGCGGCTTCGACCTTAAACAAGCCTTGGGTGGTGGCCTCAGAGCGTACGCCATGGGTAGCCTGGGTGAGAAAATGAGCGGGGCACCAACTCCAGACGGGGCACCAACAGCCCCAACAACCACGAGTGTTCCTAATGCAGCGGCTGTTGATGTTATGGGGTCAGGTGCACCAACGGTGACGACACCAAGTGGTGACGTTTCTTTAGCCGGTTCTTATACCGGCCCAGCCACCCCAGCTTCACTTCCTGGCGCACCACAATACAAATTTAGCGTACAAGGGCCAGACGTAGGCAGCGCAGGTGTTTCCGTGCCAAGTTTAGACGCACCGTTTTTCCCTGGCGATCCGACTGTCCCACGCCCAGAAGGCACACCAAGTTTTGTTACCCCCGAAGGGCAAGGTTTTGGTAAGCCGATCACTAAAGGCTTCGATATTGCTGCGGCGGGTATTGGTGGCCTAAGTCTTGAAAAAGCGGCTGAAGAACAGCGTAGTTATGAGATTGAAGCCGCTGCATCAAAACGAGAAGATGAAGAGCGCAAGCGTAGATTTGATGAGCTATTTGCTAGAACACTGGGCAGTGTTCGTACCGCTAAGGCCGGGGGAACAATTAACCTTGCTAAAGGCGGCATGACCTATATGGAAGCCGGTGGAACGACTGGGCCGACTGGGGAACCGAGGATGGTCCAGGGCACGGGTGATGGCATGAGCGACAGTGTCCCGGCTACAATTGAGGGTGTGCAGGAAGCTCGGTTAGCAAATGATGAATTTGTAATACCTGCTGATGTTGTTGCTGACATTGGCAACGGTTCAAGTAACGCTGGAGCTAAGAAGCTCTATAGCATGATGGACCACATACGTAAAGCTCGACACGGCACAACAAAACAACCCCCTGAAATTCGGGCTGAACGCCTGATGCCAGCGTAAAGGAAAGAACATGGCAACGCAAACGATTACCACATCTGGCGATATTCCCAAGGTCCTAGAATCATTTTATCTGGGTAAAGAGGGACAACCCGGTCTTATTGAGCGGGGCTTTAGTGCAATTTATCCAAAAGGTCTAACCGGTGCAGAAGCCTACGCTCAGCAGTTCCAGCCGTTAATTGAACAAGGGCTTGTTGGTGCGGGTACTGTTGCCCCGATGTCACAGTTTCAGCAGGCGTTGGGTACTCAGCTTGCCGGGATGACGCTTCCGGGCCAGTATCAGTTAGCCGAACAAGCAGGTCAGGCAGGTGCGGCAGGGCTTCAATCTTTGTTAGGTGTGCAAGCCCCCGAGTTTGGTTCGGCGCAAGCCCAGCAGTACATGTCGCCCTACATGCAGAATGTGGTGGACATGCAACAAAGAGGGGCGATTGATGCAGCACGACAGGCCCAGCTTGGTGGTAACTTAGCCGCAGCCCGACAGGGCACATACGGCGGTGCAAGACAGGCGATTCTTCAAGGCCAGCGTGAGTCAGGGCTTCGTACCCAGTTGGGCGACATCCAGGCGCAAGGACTGCAGCGTTCTTATGAACAGGCGCAGCAACAGTTTGAACGTGACCGCGCAGCCGGTCTTCAGGCTGGGCAAACTCGGCTTGCTGCAGCGCAAGGTCTTGGTGGGTTGGCTTCTACGTTTGGAGGCCTTGGTACTCAGCAGCTTGCTGGTGAGCTTGATGTGCTTAAAACTCAGGGTGCGTTTGGTGACCTCCAGCGCTCGATTGCACAACAACAGTTAGACGCACAACGCGGTGCACTCCAAGATCAGGCTCAGTACGGCATGACTCAGGTGGGCCAGCTCTCCAACCTCTTGCGCGGTGTGCCACTCTCAGATACAACGCAGCAAAATACAACCCCACCGCCATCGTTCGCCAGCCAGTTAACAGGTCTTGGGCTTACCGGCTTGAGTCTGTACAACCTCTTGGGGAATAAATAATGCGTAATCCAGTCCAAGAATACAACATAGCTCGGTCGATGCCGATTCAGGCCCTTGCAGCCGTGCTGCGGGGCGTTAGCGATATGGTCAGCCTTGGGGTCGCTCATGCTGCCTTAAAAGAAAAGATGGAGGCGGAAGTCGCTAAGAAAGGCGCGTCTGCCATGCAGATGGCCCAGGCTCCCAAAGTACTGGACAAAGACCTCGCTATGGCGCAAGGACTCGGCGCTTCTCCCGCTGATGTTGATGTGCCCATGGGAGGCATAGTAGGCGGGGAGGGTACGTTTGGTACAGGCGCTGCAGGTGGTGGTAGCGTGGTGGCGTTTCAAGCAGGTGGGCAGCCGTCTCTTCAGGCTGTTTTAAATCAGATGTCTTTGCAAGAGCGCACGGATTACCAGCGCAGTGGTCGTTTACCTGAGCGTTTTCGGCAGATGTTGGCTGGAGAAACCCAAATGCCGGAAGCTGCCCCGCGCGGACCCGGTCGCGGTACTACCTTTACAGAAGCTGTGCAAGCGCAAGGATTAGGGGCAACGCCGCTTTCTACCGACACAATGGCGTACTACCCAGGTATGGGCCCTTTAATTCAAAGGCAAGCTACACAAGCTCAAACTGCAGCAACGCAGCCTAGCCCTCCGGTTGATTATTCTAAGGCTGACATGGGGCTTGTTATGGGTTCTGCTACGGACCCAGGCGTGGCTACAGAAAGCATAGCCGACTTTGAAAAACGTATGGCTGCAAAAGAAACACCCGGTGGCGGCATAGCCGACCTTCCTGATGCCTTAACCCCATCACCACTTAACTACATAAAAATGATGGAGCAGGCTGGCAAAGTAGCTGAACGTGACTCGGGTCGAGGCGAGATTAAAACTGCTAAAGAACAGATGCAAGCTTACGACGACCTTCTTAAAGGCGCCGGGTTTGACTTTAATGTTGTTAAAAACCAAATGGCAGAGCTTGCCAAAGAAAAAGAAGAGATTAAGGGCGGTAAGAAAGAAGCCGTTAACCTTCGTTTGCTTGAGGCAGGACTTGGCATTTTAGGTGGCGAGTCACCCTACGCGTTTGTCAATATTGGTAAAGGCGCTACTCCTGCGCTTCAAGGGTTGGCTAAAGACATCAAGGACATTCAGAAAGAAACCAGACTTCTTGATAAAGAAAGCCGCCAGTTAGCTATGATGCAGAACCAAATGGCAGAAGGCCGCGCTAAGTTTGCGCAGGCTGCGGTTAACCGTCAAGAAGATAAAGTTGAGCGTGTTGAAGACAGGATTGCTGCGGATAAACGAGCTATTTTCCAGACAGTAACAAGCGCTGAAGTACAAAGAGAACTTGGCAGAATGCAACAATCAACTTCTCGTATGAATCTTCAAGCTACAAATCTTGAAAGAGAGGCGGCTCGTGATGATAGGCTTATACAGGCAGCGCTGAAGCAAGCGTCGGACGAAGTACGAGACAGCCTCCAGTCAGCGAACATGTCTCCCGCACAAAAAGAAGCTGAGATTAGCAGGCTGGCTAAAATTTACTATGCTAAGATGATTGGATTAAGAAAAGGTGATAGTGCTGCCCAAACATCCACTGATCCTGTTGCTGCCGCCCAAGCTGAAATGGCGCGAAGAGGCCTTAAATAATGGACCTTACAAAACTTTCTGATGAAGACTTAAAAGCGCTTGCCAACAACGATTTTGCTTCTATATCAGATAAAGGTTTACGAATTATTGCAGGCGAGCCAGAGCCTGAACCAAAAAAAGGCGTTGGAGCTGCGTTTCGTGGTGGTTTAGAAGGTTTACTTTCTCGTTTTCAAACAGCGGGAGAGGCCGTATTTTTATCGCCTGAAGAAGCAGCCCGTCGTGGCGTTGAGCGTAGCGAAGAGATTGGGCAGCGTTTTGCACCTGGCGCTAGTCTTGAAGCCGTAAAGCAAGCCTATGCTGAACGCGGCCTGCTTGGCGGTGCTGGGGAAGTTATTAGCCAAATTCCTGGCGCCTTCGTAGAACAAATTCCAAATATTGCTGCCACACTTGCTAGTGCTAAAGCAGGTGCTTTGGCAGGTTCTTTTGCTGGCCCAGGCGGCGCTCTTATTGGTGGTGGCGTAGGTGCGATTGCACCGTCCATAGCACAGCTTTTTGGTTCAGGTCTTGAGCGTCAAGCGGCTGAAGGCGTTGAAGATATTTCTGCTGGTAAGGCTCTTGCCGCAGCCGTACCTGGCGCTGCACTAGAAGCAGCCGCTACTTTTATTCCCCTTGGTCGTTCCATTGTTGGTAAAATTCTTGGCCCCAGCGCTGAGCAAGCGCTTGCTCGTGGTACTACAGAAGCCAGTGAAGCTTTAGCCAAAGAAAGTCTGGGCGCTGTTTTAGCCAAGGGTACAACCGTTGGTGTCGGGGTTGAAGGTGGTACAGAAGTTATCCAACAGATGCTTGAGCGCTATCAAGCGGGTCTCCCCATAACGTCTGACGACGCACTGGCTGAATATGGTCAAGCTGCGTATGGCGGCGCCCTGGTTGGTGGACCGTTTGGTGCGCTGGGTCGTGCGGGTCAACGCTCGGTTGCCCGTGGGGAAGTTGAGGAAAGACGTTTGACTGAGCAGGCTGCAGAAGAAGCCAAAGCCGCAGAAGAAGCTCGACTTGCTAAAGAAGCAGAGCAGGCTAAAAAAGCAACTCCTGAGTATGAAGCTGAAGTTAGCCAAAAATTAGAAGCCGCTAATACTGAGATCAACGAGCTTAAAGAAATACGTAAGCAGAAAGACCTTGACCCTGATGTAAAGAAAGAAGCAGAAGCAAGGTTAAACGAGCTTAATAGGGAACGTAAAAAATTAGAAGCCCAGCTACAGGAGAGCAAGCGCCTCCAGGGTAAAGTGCCCACGCTTGCCGAAGTGCAGGCCCAACGCAGGGCAGAAGCGCAAGCTAAAGCCGAAACAGAAGCCGCAGAAAAAGACCAAGCCGAAGCCGCACGTTTGGGTATGCCTTTGTTTACTGCCGACGAAGCAAGCCGCGATTTATTTTTGGATAAACAAGGACAGCTTCAAGCGTCTCTACTACCCGAAGCGGATGCGGCTGAAAGGCAGGCTCAAGAAGACGCTGAAGTACAAGAAATAGAAGAAGCTTTTTACGCTCAAAAACGTCGCATTGAAGACAGTCTTGAGCAGCTTTCTGCTCAAATTGCCAAAGACCCTACATCGCCTGAAGCGCTTGAAGCTAAAAAAGAATCTGAAAAACTCCAAAAACTACAAAAGCAGTTTGTATCGCAGATTAATCAACAAAATAAAATTAGGGTCGAAGAGGGTAAAAAGCCAATAGACCTTAAAAAAGCTCTCAGAGAAGAGACTGCGGCTGAGTACGACGCAAGGAAAAAGCAAAAAACAACACTGGCAGAGCCTTTTGTTGAGCCTGAAGTTGCAGAGTTAAACGCAGCACGAGAGCAACGGGCCAAACTGCTTGGGCAAATTAAAAAAGCAAACGAGCAAAACGACAGCGCCAAAGTTACCAAGCTGCAAACACAGCTTCAAGAAACAATAAACACCATCGGCGAGCTTGAAAAACAGCCTTACACCATGGACCTGTTTGGCGTACAAAATGTTCAACGCCAGTCTCGAAAGCGCATGAAGGATGCGTACGCAGGGCTTGTAGCTGAGCAAGAAAAAGGTGCTCAACGGGCTACACAAAAAGACGAAGATCGAGTAAACGCAGAAGCAGACCGATTAAGCCAAGTTGGCGGATACATTGAGCGCCTTCAAGAAGAAAAAGGCATCGAGCTGCTTGGAGTAAAGCCTGAAAACAGGGCGCGTGTCGAGGCTATGCTGGAGAAAGGTAGCCTGCCACCAGAACTTTCACAACAGATTTTTGGAATATCCAACTTAAGCTTACCCAATGTACGGGAGGCGACTCAGAATTTAGAAGCCAAACTTAACCAAACTCACCAGGACTTTCTTGCGCGGCTCCTGACTACTGAAAAGGCTGAGAACCCCCTGCTCAATGACAACGGCATGCCCACAAAGCTTGGCCTACAAGTCATGCGGGATGAAATCCGCCTCCAAGAACTTCAAAAGCTGTTGGCGAGGCAGCAAAAACTTGCACAAGAACGGGCAGATAAATTAGACCGTGAGTTGGTAAGCCCCGAAGACTTTGCGGGTTCAGAAAGACTGGGTACTTCGGTAGAACAAACCCAAGGACCTGTTGTAGACCTTGAACCCGAAACGCAAGAAACAACCAATATGCGGGACCGAAACGTCTTGATGGCGGCGTTTCAAGATGTAATTTACGGGCTTCAAAAGGGTATGTTTTCTGGCCTTCGGGGTGGTGTGTCTGACCCTTACGAAATAGATCGTAATGAAAAACTTCAACGGCGCATAGAAGACGTAGACGTTGAGCTTGCTATTTTACGCGCACAAATCCAAGCAGCCCCTCAAGACTCGGACAAACTTCAATCCCGTATCGGAGTGCTTGAAGGGCGTAAAAAAATACTTAGCGCAGGGTTGAGTATTAGAAAAGACCTTCTTCGTGACGAAACAGTTAAAAATTACGATGAACTTTTACGGCAAGCCCAGCAGCTTAGGGATGCTTTTATTGAACGCGCACTTATTGAAGTAAACGCAGCTCGTGTTGCTAGAGGCTTACCCGAAGTTAAAACCCTGACGGACGACCAAGGTAAGTTAATTGCCGATCAGTTTAATTCGTTCATCAGTAAAGCAGCCAATGCTAAGCGCACGCTCGGGGAAAAAACAACCAAGTTGGTTGATGAGTTTGGTCAGCCTGTTACAGACGCAGAAGGACGGCAGCTTGAGATCCGGCAGAAAAAGGGTGATCCTTCGTTGCGTCCGTTTGCTAAAGTCGGCATGGCGCTTGACACGCTACAAGAACAGATTGAAGAAGACATCCGCCGAGCCAAGGGTGAAAAGACTTTAAAGGACCAGCTTAACGAAGCTGTTGAGGTTGAGTTTGCCAAACCAGAAGCTAAAAAAGAACGGGAAGACCGTTCTAAGATGTCGCAGTTGGTTAAAGAAATTAAAGCGCTTGAAGAGCAGCTTAACCAAGCAATTCAACAGGTAATGCCGGGGACCCCAGAGTTAGACCTAGTTAGTCCTGCAAAACGTTCTGAAATTTTAGAGGGTTTGCAAGTACGTTTACAGCAAGTTAAAGAAGGTCCAGAAGGACAGAGCGGTTTATTTATAGAGAGTGTTTTAAAAAAACAAATTGCGTTGATGGAAGATGTAAAAAACCTTCCTGACTATCTTCTTTTTGAATACGCTGACGAGTCCTTGCTTCTAACTGCACCGGGTAATATTGAACAAACAAAAGAGATATTGCGTCGTGTTCAAAGAGCAAAAGCTGGTCCTGCTGAGCTTCGTAGAAAAATTAGAAAGAAAAAAACAGAACTAGAAGACACCAAAAAAGAAAGTAAAAAGTTTACTTTTTACTCTGAAGAAGAACTTACTACCAAGCTTCGTAGAGATTTGCAAGATGAATATAACGCACTAGCAAAAGAGCTTTACGGCGAACGAGATGAGGATGAAACGGGAAGCCAGATAAATATTGGCCTCATAAAAGAGCTTGAAAGACTAAAAAACTCAGGCAATGTAGATCCTGAAAAAATTAAATTGCTTGAAAAACAAATTGAAGATATTAAAAAACAAGCACAAACTATTCTTGAAAATTTTAAAAAGCTTGTTGCTGAACAAGACAGAGTAATTACATACCCTAAAACTGCCAAGTTTGGTAAGTACATAGACGCTTTAGCTAAGTTTGAAAATCTGGAAGACGTAACGTCTGAAGGCGTTGCCAAAGTTAAAAGCGATATAAGAGATGTAAAGAAAGCAACCGCACGTTTAACCGCCATTGACAATCAGTTGTATGCGTTGTCGTTGCAGCCAAAAACTGAAGCTCGTACTGAAAAAGCCAAGGAGCTGCGTGCAGAGCGTTCAAAAATTATTAAGGAAATGTCAAAGCGTTTTGACAACCTAAGAGAAAAAACGGCGCTCCCTGATGAAGAAGCAAACACAATTGGTGTAGCCAAAGTTAAGTTGTTGGATGACATAAAAGCGTTTGAAAAAAAGTACGATGACCTTGCTGAAAACGTTATCAAACCTTTAGTAAAAAAAGAAACCGAACTCAAAAAGAAAATAGACGCACTACGTAAAAAACGTGGCGAAATTCAATTGAGTGTGCTAAACAAATATTTAAAAAAAGTTTACGACGAAACAGCGGATACCCAAAAAGAAATTAGTGAGACAGTTAAGGAACTTCGCCAAATCCGCAAGGAGCTTTTTGATAAGCGCAACAGTTACGAAAAAGAAGCTATTTCTGAATGGGCTGAAATCAAAGCTCGGGAAGCAGAGCTTCTGTACCCTTACGCTTCAAAACTTAACAAACAAACTATTACCAACGCAGTAAACGAAGAGCTTAAAGACATTGACGCCGAACTTGGTGACCTTAAAGCCAGGATGGAGCAGCTTAAGACAGATAAGCGCGAAGCCGAAGCTCGGTTAAAAACAGCTAACAGCACAGCACGTTCTGGCGCAACCCCAGAAGAGCGCTCTCAAGCACGCGCCGAAGCAAAAGACATTAAGCTTGAAATTGACAGTCTTGTTGATGCTTTAAACACCACCAACCAAACCATCATTGACCGCGCTGCACTTAGAGACGCAGAGGCTAACAAACTAGCCGCTAAGTTTGCTCGGGAGCCAGCAGGGCGCTACAACAAGTCTATGGGGCGCCTTTTAGCAAAACTAGAAGACGAACTGGCTGAAATAACTCCCAGAGCACAGCGTGTTGCCAGAGTACGCCGTGGCGTAGAAAACCGTGTTATGAACATGGAGCGTATGCGTGCTGACCGTACTGACCAACTAGCTGAAAACATACAGCGAAGTCTTGTAGGGTTTAAAAAACGAATTAAAAACAGCCAAGAACGTATCAAGCGTCTTGAAAGCGAGCGACTTGCTGCCAACACAGTAGGGCGTATGACCACGCCCAGCGGGAAGTTACTGTCAGGTGTAAGTGTCAGAAACATTGTTACAGGTCGCAAAGTTTCTGAAGAATTTGAAATGAGCAAAGACACGCTCAATGCCCTTAACGATGAAATTATTGACTTTCGAGAGCAGCTTAAAGCTAACTCTGAAAAACCAGCGGACGCAAAAGACAAGCTTACGGTAAAAGAACGTAAGAGCCTTGAGGGTAAATTAGGCAACCGTATTAAACGGAGGGACAACCTTTTAATTGCGCTTGATCCGGGTTCCCTGTCCGTTGAAATTGATCGCCTTCGCGCAAAACTAGCAAAAGAAACGGGCGATAAAAAAGAACAGAAAGAAATACGCGAAGCCATTGCAAAGTTAATTCGTAAGCTTCGTAACGAAAACCAAATATACGAAATTACTAAAAAAGTAACTCTGTTTGGCGACCGAAGTTTAGACACGTTTACGGAGTACGAATCTGCCGTAGGTTGGGTACGTGAGAACCACGTACAAGGCACGCCCAGTGAAATGGAGACAGAGGCAAAAACAAAACGCCTTCTTGATGCCAAAATAATTGAAGCAGAACAAAACTTAGCCATTGAAATGGCTGGCGGCGTTAAAGAGTCTATTAGCAAAGCAAAAGCTGTATTAAAAGGTTTACGCGACCAGAGAGCGCAGCTTGTTGTTTATCGTAGCCGCAAAGCGCTTAGTAAAAAAGAAGTTGAAGCAGGCATAAAAGAAATTGAGTCTGCTGAAAAAGATTACGAATTTAAAAAAGATTTGGGTAAACCAGGCATCATTGAAGCCCTTGACATTGACGATATTACAGACCTAGACATTGACACATCTGGTGGCCCAATAGAGTTTAGGCTTGGTAATCCAACCATAGACGCTATTGACACCAAAGATGCGTTAAAGCGTCTTGCCGATATTAAAAAGCTCACTGAAAAGATGGGCATTAAGTTTGAGTACTACGAGAACATGTCTCAGGTGCCGGTACGAATTCTTAAACAGATGGCACTGCAAGGCATTGAAACAATGGTTACCCGCGTCAAGGGCGGCGTTATGCCTGACGGGACAGTGTTTGTTATTGCCGAGCACCACAACGGCATGCTGGATCTGGAAAAGACTCTGGCACACGAGCTAATAGGCCACTATAGTTTTGACTCGCTGCTCGGCAAAGACGGCATGCTTAAACTCATGCTCAAGCTGGACAAAGACCTTGCCACTAAAGCCAACGAAAACGGTATTGAAAACTTGGCGGAACGCTTGGGTTTACTGGACCAGTACAATGCGGCTGTTGCTGAGACCTACGCCTTTTACAGAAAGCGCTTAGAGTCTGGAAAAATGACGGAAAAAGAAGTGCGCCGCCAAGCAAAGATACAGGGCTTAAAAGAACTCGTCGCGTATACGATGGAGAAGCGCGTCGATAAAAGCTGGTTAGCCAAAGCCTCTGAGTTTATTAAAGAGCTGGTCCGCGCCTTCCGTATGTGGCTCAAAGGCAACGGCATGTCAAGCCTTGCAAAACAAACTACCAATGAGTTGTTTGAGTTAATGCAGTTGGCAGAGCGCAACTTCACCGAAGGTAAGCCGATGGCTTACTACGACAGCAACGGCATGGTTTCGCTTAGCCAGACAGCAGCGCCTGCAGCGGCAAACCCCTTATCTAACATGGTTGCTAAACCAAGTTCATCGTTGGGCTTCTTAAAAGCCAACTTATTTGGTATGAACGGCATGAACTTCCGGGTGCAGTTTGTTGACCGTCTGGCTGCGCTTGATGCCTTGGTTAAAAAGGGTGTGGAAAAAAGCATTATCCCCGCACTTAAAGCCATGGACGTGCTGTACTTCAGCCGATTTGCAGGTCAGCGAAACAACTTTGCAGCCGAGTACCTGACTAATGGTGTTGGGCGCATAGAAAAAGTCAAGGGCGAGTTCATGTACGTAGGCGGCAAGGGGCCTAGTATGAAGGACGTATCCGCAGCGCTACGTGGCTCAGGGATACCCGCTAAAGATGTAGAAGCTGCATTTACATCGTTTTTAATTGCGCGTCGTGCGGAAGTTGTGGGGGTTGACAAACTTGACTACAGCGAAAAAGTTACAGAAGCCCAGGTAAAAGCGACGCTGGCTCTTTACGGAAACAACACCGCATTTCAAAAAGCTGCAGATTTATACGACCAGTACAACAACAATCTGATTGACCTGATGGTGCAGGCCGAAGCCCTGGACCCAGCAAAAGCCGCACGCCTAAAGAACTCTAAATACGTACCTTACTATCGTGAACGCAATAACGGCATCGAGCTTGTAATCGGTACAGAAAAACCTGTTCGTATTGGTAGCTTCAACGATCAGCCCGAGCTTAAAGAACTGCGAGGGGGTATTGAAAAAGTTCTTCCAGTCTTTACCGGCGCTGTTCAAAACACACAAATGATTGTTGACATTGTGTTGCGTAACATGGCGGCTAAGACTACAGCTTTCGTGCTGCATGAAATGCAGCTTATGGACATACGCACAGGCAGCGGCCCAGCCACACCAAAAGCCAACGTTGTGCGGTTTACCATTCTTGAAGACAGAGGCGGCGAGAAAAAGCTTGTTGAGAAGTATGCGGTTATGAAGCCTGAAGTAGGTGAAGCTATTTTTGGCAACATCCCTACAGAGCTTGTTATACGCGGCATGGAAGGAATTAAAACTACAATCCCTGGCATCGTCCGTTTAATGGGGCTTCCTGCTAACTGGCTGCGTAGTTTTGTAACAAAGAACCCCCGGTATGCGGTCAATCAGGTGTTCCGTGACTCGATGGCAGCAGTGCTCACAACAGGCGCTAACTTCACGCCCGTCGTACAGACACTGAAAGACATGGCTACCATGAACCGCAGTGGCGTTTTAGGGGAGTTACGTGGGCGTGGTGTAGTTGGTGGGCAAGTTATTGTTGGTGCTTCGGATGACGCCGATAAAATCCTGCGTCAGGTTACAACGGGTAAGCCGGGTTGGGAAATGGCAATGGCAAAGCTGGATGAGTTTGCCATGATGGGGGATGCGGCGACCCGTGTCTCCATGTACAACTCGTTCCTTAAACAAGGTTTGTCTGAGCGTGAAGCCACATTTGCTACGCTTGAGGCAATGAACTTTAGCCGTCGAGGACTTTCCCCCAGCGCCATATACGCAAGTATTTTGATCCCGTTCTTTAACGCTCAGGTGCAGGGCTTAGACGTGTTGTATCGTGCCTACAAAGGGGACATGCCTGCTTCTCAAAAGCTGCGGGTGCAGCAGAAACTAAAAGCCAGGCTGCTCATGATGGGCATTTTTACCGTCGCCTACGCTGCCATGATGGAGGAGGACGAGGCTTACAAGAACGCTAACATGGACGAGCGCTACGCCAACTGGTTTGTGCCCACACCGTTGGGAACTTTCCGCGTACCCATTCCATTTGAGCTTGGATTCTTTGGTAAGGCAATACCTGAAGGCGTGTATCGTTTAGCAGCGACAGATGACAAACTATCGGATGTTCTCCCCGCGCTACGTAAGCAGCTTTTCATGGCGATACCGGGAGACTTGCCGACTTCAATGAAGGCGCCTTTGGAAGTACTTCTCAATAAGTCTTTCTTTACTGACCGCCCCATCATTGACGCACGCCTTGAAGGATTGGTTAAGTCTGAGCAGTTCGGAGAAAAAACGCCCGAGCTTATTAAGATGCTTGGCATTGACTCCCCGGAAATTGTCAAGAAAGTCTTTGGAATAGAAGGCGTATCCCCTGCGCAAGTTGAGTACCTAATTAAAGGCTACACAGGTACGCTGCCTGTGGCGCTGCTGCGGTTGCTTGACCCTGTGTTTGCAAGCGGAGAGGTTGTGAAGGCCGACATGAAGCTGTCGGATGTCCCTGTTGTCGGGTCTTTCTTCCAACCTACGGACGCTGGAGGCATTATCAACGCAGCGTACGCATCGGTGCAGCAGGCTCAGCGGGTAAGTAACACCTACAAGAAGCTGGTGTCCGAAGGTCGGACAGAAGAAGCACGTAAGTTTTTTGAAGAAAATACAGCCAACCTGTCTTTGGCGTCTGCTGCCGGAACTTTCAGACAACAAATGGGAGAGTTTACAAAAGCAGAACGCGCAGTTAAGGCTTCCAACTTGTCGGCAGAAGAAAAGCGCGAACGCTTGGACGAGCTTCGTAAAATTAAAATCAAATACTCAGAGCAGTTTAGGAACCTTGTAGAACAAATAAAACGCCAAGCCGATTAGCAAAAATACCGACGTAGGCTTTACCCTTGACTCTGGCGGTAACCGCCGCCTTGAGTCCTTCTTCATAAACTTTGTCCGTGTCGAGGCAGGGTACGAAAAACCCCTGCCCCTGCTTAAGCTGCTTCCACGGATATATGTTCTTCATCATCAATCTTGCGGGAAATCTTCATGGCGTTAACCCGCATCTGTGGCCCCTTGGTCTTGGACATCAGGTCTTTCTTCATGTAGGTTACGTGGCTAATCACCCCCATCTGCGTCTTGAAGTCCGCATACCCGAAGCTCATACTGGAGCAGTACTGTTTGAGCAACGACTCCTCAATAAAGAAGTCAACATAGCCTGGGGTCACGTTGTGCTCGACCCGACCGAAGATTTCACTGCGGGTAATGGACTGGTCAATGACGCCACTATCGCCAAAGGATGCGGCTAGCGAGTTGTCGATGGACTTCACAACGATGAACTTACCGTAGTACTCCCTGATGTAGGCGTTGAGTACGTCTTCTGCGCTTCTGAAGTTGCTCTTGATGACCTTACGGATTTTCTCAACCATGCCCTTGAGCACGCCCATAATGCCTTCAATCGGCAGGTCAACGATGCCAGCGTACTTCGAGCCAACCAGAATTGCTGACGCTACCTTCGCTGAGCACCCAGCCAGCCAGTAACGCTCGTCGTCTGTAAATTTAAATTCTTTCTTTAGTTGGGTGCGGGTCTCCTCCAGCACTTGCTGGCAAAGCTCCATGTTGTCCACCAGAAACTGCGCCCACTTCTCACCAGCCACGCCATAATTGTTACGTAGCAAAGAGATGGTTTCCGTCTCGCCGTCTTCCCACTTAATAACCTTGTTGAGCGTAAGCTCCAAAAGCCTACGAAGTTCCCCTTCCGAGGAATGCCGTCGAGCGCCTGTCAGGTAGTCAATGACGTGGGTGTTGGAGGAAAGAAGCGCAATGGATTTCCAGTAGGTCGTATTCTCCCGCTCTTTGTTGGCGCCTGACTCCATCCGCTCTTTACCCTGGCCCTCAGCTACGTCGAAGATAAAACCAGCAACCCACTCGAAGTCCTTGCGGTTTTTGCTGGTGATCTCATCTGAAATCAACGGCATGCTGTTGAGTAACCCCAGGCGCTGTTGCATGGCAACGTCAGACGTATTCTTACTGACCCTGTACTTAACGGGGTGCCCCCATACGCTGGCTGCAAGCTCCAAGGTCAAGCTCTTACCTGTACCCGACTCGGTAGACCCAAGGTGGAAGGTTATGCCGTCGTAGCCCGTGAACCGCATAAGCGGTGCAGCAAACCCAGTCAAGCTCATGGCAAGGGCTTCGTACATCTGCTTCTTGGTCAGAAGGTTGACGATTTTGCACCAGTTATCCAGCGATCCGGTGGGCTTGGTTGCCTTGTTGACGTTGATAAGCCCCCGCATTGGGATGTGTTGTGGGGGTAAACCCTTAGAAAATACTCGCTCATTGAACACAAAAGTGTTGTTGGGTTGCCAGCCGTAGCTACTAGGCACATCAATAGCGGCTCGTGAGAAGGACGCATCCTCAACGCAAGCCCGTACATAATCAAACAGATTCTTGTCATTACCCTTTCCAAAAGAGGCAATGATGTTTTGTTGGGCCAGCGCCTTGACTGTTTCATCCTGAGACACCACCGCCCGTTGGGGGAGCGTAATTTCTTGTGGGCCTTGGGGTTTGAGCGCCAGCAGATGGACGATGTGCTCGCCTTCGCTCTTCAGGATATTAACTACGAACAGGTCGTAAGGGATGATAGGCACTTGAATTGTAGTGCTGTTGCCCTGCCCATCCTGCTCAGTCTTGTCCCTGTAAACACCGTTCTTTGCGCCGTAGGAGAACCCTCTGGGGGGTGGGGGCCTCGTAATTGTGGCGGGTTGGGGTGTAATTGGAGCTGTTTCTGGTTCAAGAACAATCGTTTTCTCGGTGTTATCCACCTTAACTTCCCGCCCCAGTATGAGGGCGTTCGTGATCTTGCCGTAGTGTGGGCAGCTCGGGCAGATGCCAGGGTTAACGCTATCAAGTTTTAAACATCCATAGGGGCCTTTAATATCCCGAAGCTTCTGCTCCATGCGCTCGGTGTCGTAGGGGTGCTGTTTGGTCAGCCACACACAGGCTTTATCTGCGTCGTCTGAGTGCTTGGCCCATGACAAAAGCCCCCTCCAAAGCGGCTCCATGCCGTCTTCCTGCGCATGCTCCACATAGTGGGCGAGTTGACCGCACCCGGTACCCGCCTGAGTCTTAGATATGATGTTTTTAAACAACGTTCGGTTGTTTTGCATTAACGCTATGGAACTTGCGGTTCGGGTCGGGCGTTGTCCGGGTAGCTCAAAAACAGGAGCCAGTACAGGCTTGACCTTAAGCTTGCTCTCGATGAACTCAGCCAGTGCCGCAAGGCTAAACGGCCCTGAACCTTCCTTCAGAATCTTTACAAACTTGGGTGGGTCGAACTTCTGGTTGTAGGTACCCGGCACACGCAAGACACGCGCAGCGTCAGCCGTACAGTTCCAGTCAATCTCAAACCCTTCTTGCTTGCACAGGCGCTTAAAGTTCTCGGCTACAGGTTTCCATTGGGCGATCTCGACCTCTTCAGTAAAGGGCCAGTACACATGAAACCCCCCGCCTGAGGACACCACAATGGGCTCACCCAGCGTGTCCATGCCAGTCGCCCCCATAAACTCAAGGTAAGCGTCCCGGCCTTCTAAGCGGGTTTTATACTTCTTCTCGTCGCCAATATCAATGTCGATAAAAAGCGAACGTACTACGCGAGCGTTATCCGCTGTCCGTTTTCCTACTTCTTTAAAGGCAGCAAGAGCAAAGTAAACATCCCGATTCTGCGCTGCAAACGAATCCGCTGCAGTCACAAGTCCATCGAGACTGTCTACAAAAACATGCTCTTTCTTTTTAGTATTAAACTCAGCCGCACAGTAAACACCGGAAGACGGGAGGACCGCCGCTAGAAAATCAAGCGGTTGCATTTAATCCCCCTTCAGTTATTGTTTTTCGGCTACGGCATCGAGCAATTTTTCAAAGCGCTTAAGCAGTTCTTCTTGGTAATTTTTGGGTAGCTCATCCATGATTAGGATTTGAAGGCAGGTCCTGAACAGCTCTTCGTCGGTCAGGCTCGTAGGTTGAATGTATTGCATAGTTTCCTCCAAGCATCTTCTGTCTGCGTCGTGTTTTTAAGCACGTCGATAATTGCGTTCACACGGTCTTGGTAAGACGCCGTAACTTCGGTGGTGCCTGTAAACCAGTTGTAAACCGTCTGTCGAGTGGCCCCAGTGGCTAGCGCAATTCTCTGCACGGATATGTCCCGCAACATGGCCCAACGGGCCAGATCATTGCCAAGCGACTGAGGGGCGTCGTTGATAAGTTGTTTTGTTTTTTCTGAGTAAGGCATGTGATTAAGGGGTACTTGCTTTCGCTTTCCCCCTCCTTTTTTAGTCGTCGGTGTCCCAGTCAGCAACTACAGATGCTAGGTTGTTTCGCTTGTTGGGGGCGGGCGCTGCTTTTTCTTGCCGTACTTCTGGCTCATCGACATCGTCCTCAACAGGCTCTTTCGCCGCCTTGGGTTTCTTAGGAGCCTCCAGTACAGGAACGTCAGGCGCCTTATCTGTCTTAGCCACCGTCATCGTGACAGCTTTCTTAGCCTCTTCAGAATTACCCTTCTCAACGACAATGTCGTGCTCGTCGTCATCCAACCAGCGAACAGGACGGAAGAAAAGCTTGGGGGATTGCGCCTTAGTATCAAACTTCATGCGGGTCACAACCTCGTCAGGGCTGATGTTCTGCGCACCGAGCCAGTTGGCGTAGGCTTTCAAGGGCATGTTCTCGCCTTCGGCTTGACCAAACAACGAGGCAGCAGGTACCTGAAGCTGTAGCACATCCCCACTTATGTCGCTCTCAAGCACAACCGCAAGGCGCTGGGAGAACTTACAGGCACGGCTTTCGCCAGCACCAGAACCCTTCATGTTTTGAGGGCAGGTTGCACAAGTTTTCGACTGGGGGTTCTTTGCTTCAACCGAAGGTGTGTTGCCGTCAGCCGACCAGCAGTCAGGGGCGGCAGACTTCTCGGGGTCATAAGCGCCTGCGTAGAAGGTGCGCCCAATGTCTGGGGCAGCATTAGCAATCACCACATCCAGATGACGGTCTTCAATCGAAGCGATCTCTTTACCATCGGCGAGCAAACGAAACACACCGCCCTTGATTGAAACGCGCTTACCACCGCCACCACCTCCGCCTCCACCCATCAGGGCCTTGGCGACATTAGATAATTCCCCACGCTTCTTGGCAAAGGCAGGGGCTTTGTTGGGATTAAATTGAACGACGTTACTCATAGTTACTTCTCCTTATCGAGTAGGTTTGCGAACAGTGATGGTGTACTCACTGTCGGAGTTGAGGCCCGGAGGAACCACACCAGGGTTTTCTTCTAAGAACTGCGCCATGTTGCTCTGCGCAATCCGTTTCTCAAACAAGTCCAGCACTTCGTGCTCAAGCACAAACTTCTTGAACGAGTCCCAGTCGTTGGTTGTGTACCGGGTTTTGTGTCCGAGCATGATTGTGCCTTCGTCGGTGCGAACGCTTTTAACACCAGCCGCCATCATGTGGTCCTTCATGGCGTTGCTGATTTCCTGTTGTTGAGTCTTTAGTGCTTCGACTTCTGTCTCGTACTCCGTGGTCAGCTCTTGAATCTTTGTGCGGATGCGCCGGTAAATTTTAGCCAGCTTATCCAATGGGATGGTTTCTTCTGTCATGTAAAGCTCCTTTCTGTTTTTTCCTATTTTGTCAAACATTTTACTTGTTGTCAACAACCTCTTCATACAGCTTCACCAGCAGGTTGTTGTCTTCCACACGTTCAGCCAGACGCTTAAACATCTTGCGTTCTATTTCGCTTCCCTGTATGTGGATGACCGTCACCTTATCGCTATCCTGGCCTTTCCTGTCGGATCGGGCACAACATTGAATATAGGTTTCGGTCGATAAAACGGGACCCCAAAAGACCACCGTATCGGCGGCAGTTAGGGTTACCCCGTGGGCGGCAGACTGGGGCTGAATAACTAACACCCTTGGGTCTGCTTCTTCTTGAAATTGCTTGAATATTTTTGTACGTTTGGACGGCGACACATCCCCATGAATCAGGTCACATGACACATTGTTTTTAGTCAGATAGCTGTAGATCGTGTCGATGCTGTGGCGATAGGGAGCGAATATTAACACCTTGCGCTGGGTCTCTTCCAGCGCCTCCATCAAGACCGCCAGTCTTGGTGAGCAATCAAACTCAACAACCTCTCCATTGTCTGTGTAGGCTGCACCAGCACTAATTTGAAGGAGCTTGTTAACTTCGGCGGCGGCGTTAATCGCCGAGATAGTCTCACCTGCCGCCTTGACAAGCATCTGTTCCTTAAGGATCTGGTAGTACTTTCGTTGCTGGGGTGTGAGGGGTACATCGCGTGTCTCCGTAATAACAGGTGGTAGGTCAAGGCACTGGGCTTTTGTAAACCGTATGGCTGGCTGCAGCGCCGCATGGACTTGTTCTTGGGCGGTGGGTTTTGGTATCCACTTGAACTGGGTTGCCTTGAGCATTGTGGCGTCGCGCCACGCTGTCATAAACTTCGGCACCCCTGCGGGGTTTACCAGCCTAGCCAAGCCGTACGCGTCGAGAGGGGACTGAGACGCCGGGGTTCCGGTCATCATCCACAAGCGTGTGCCTAAATGGATAATTTGATTTAGCGATTTCCAGCGTTTGGTGGATACGTTTTTATAAGCGTTAGCCTCGTCAGCAATCACCAAGTCAAACCGACCGTCTGCGTTAATCTCGTTGGCAATTAGGTTTAGCCCTTCGTAGTTCGTAATTACAAACTCGTAGTCGCCCTGCACCATCTCAATACGTCGAGAGGCTTGTTGATGGTGGGCTACGATGGCGCTTCTGTGGATAATGCTGTTGCTTATGTCGCCTATCCACGCCGAGTGCATGATTGACACAGGGCACAAAACCAAGCAACGGCGCACGTGCCCAGCCTTCATCAGGTAGTCTGCAGCCCACAGGGCTGAGAGCGTTTTACCTGTACCCGGTTCCGAGAATACAAACGCACGTCGATGCGTTGTTAGGAATGAAGCCGTTTCAATCTGGTGCTCCATTGGCTTATACCGACCGGGCCAGTTGTATCGGGCAATGATGGGGGATGGTACATCCCGAACGCCTAGGTTTCTAAGAACCGCGACTTCGTCCAACCCCCACTTAACTGCTACTTCGTATATGCCTTCGCTTTCTCCAACTACTGCCATCCTCGGTATTACTTTGTATTTGTCTGGGTTGCGTGTCCGCAGCACCAAAGCTTTATTGTCCACAATCTGCATGGGCTACTTCCCGTTGTCAGATTGGTTTGCTCGTTTTGAGCGTAGTCGAATGTTACTCATGGTTGACTTCCCTCCTTGCCGTATTGGCTTCTTGTGGTCAATGTCTTTACCCTCTCGGGCGTCTGCCTTTCCGTTTTTGTTTTTGTCAACGCCCTTCTTATCGAGCATGCGGCGTCCACGTTGGCGTTCATGTTGCGCACTGCTTGGCCCGGACTTCCCGGTTTCTAAGTCACGCTTGTATTCTTTTTTGTAATCTCTGGTCATGGCGACCTCCTAATGTTTGGGATTAAACTCGCACCCTTTGACCGGGCACCATCCGCACAGCGGCGTTTGCGTGGGGTTCCACACGTTGTGCTCAAAAGCAGAAGAAATCTTTGACACCCGTTGCCTGTATTCCCACCACTCCTTCTCTGTTTCCTCGAAGGTCATCCGATGTTTAACGATGGTGTCCTTCACAACAAAAAGAAGGGCCGACTTTATTTCACGGATATGGGGGAAGTGAGCAAAGGTCATCAGCGACATAAGCTTTAATTGGTCGGTGTCAGGGTATCGGTTGTTGCCTGTCTTGTAGTCCACAATCCAAGCGGTCAGTCCATCATCGTCTACGATCAGCAGGTCGGCAATCCCCCGCACCCATACGTTCTCGTCCTTGAATCCGCAGGGCAGCAGATCAATCGTCAGCCCCATCTCGTGCTCGGGGAGTTTGCGTCCTGGCTTAGCCAGTAGCGCGTCGATTGTCGGCTTAACAAACTCAAACTGTTTTGGTATCGGGGTGCCGTCTTTCACATAGTCTTCGGCAGCTTTATGAAGGTCTTTGCCGTAACGGGTCTGCTCAGTTTCTTGGAACGGGTAGTTCTTTAAAACCTTGACCTCGTGATACCTTCGAGCGCAACCCTCAAAATCTTTCAGGCTGCTGTGGGACCATGTGATTTTCTGCATCAGAACCTCGCGCTTTGAATCGCCTTGTTCAGGCGGCTGGAAAACTCAAGTACAAACTTCTCGTTCGACTCGTAGGGGTGGTTCATGTCTTTGAGAATGGCGTGCGTCAACTCATGCCAGAACGTGTCCATTACTTCTTCGCGCTTGAACCTGCGTCCACTTAGACTGCTGTGCGTTGCAACTGCAATTTCTTTTGTGTCGTAATCCACTTCACCCATCAGGCCATCGGCAATCTGTTTGACTTGATGAATCCTGTAGAGCCTGCGTCCGACCCTTATTTTTTTAGGTAACTTCATACTTCTCCTTTCACTATTTAGCATCGCCGTAGCGATGTGCCACGTCAGCTTCAGCATCAAGCGGGATCCCCGGCATGTACGTCGGCTCCATGACCATTTGCGCTAAAACCCAAGTTTTAGCGTCCTCTGCTTCTGCCTCTGGTACAAGGCAGACAACCTCATCATGAACAGTCAATACGCACGGATACCTCTCTTGTATCCGCAACATACCGTCAGTCATGACGCACCTAGCCACCGCTTGCACGATGTTTTCGGTAAGCTTTCCACCGTATAGCTTTTTACTGCTGGGGCCATACACCCATTGCACCCGACCTTTGTCGTCCGGGTTGCCTTTCAGGTCATTATATCGCAGGGATAATCCGCTTGGCAAGACGACCTCTCCCTTCCTAAAGGTCACGCATTTGTAGGGCACCTCCTCTCCATTCATCAGGCTTCTGTGGATTAGGTTCTGGCAGATGCCCCAGAACTGCACAACAGGATCAGCGGCATCCCGGTACTTGTCGATGATTTTCTTGGTAGCTATTGCATGAACAAACAATTCCTGATCGGTACAGTTGTGGGGTATGTCTGCCAGCTTCTCAAGGTTAACTTCCCAATCGGTAAACTTCTGCACATACTCAGCGTCGGCCCCTAGCTGCTTGGCAAAGGCTTTGTCGTACCGAGTCGGTGGCGCACCAAGAAACCCCGTCAACAACTGCGCAGCAAACGCTGCCCATCCAAGGCCGTAGCCTGCGCCCAACAAAGCAGACTTAGCAGACTGCCGTAGGTCAGGGTGGCTGTCTTTACTAAGCCCCGGTACACCAAACATCTGCGCACCAAAGGCAGCATACGGATCGCCTCCAGCTCGGAAAATGTCGAGCATCACATCGTATCCAGCTAGCCACGCCAACACACGCGGTTCAATCTGTGCAAGGTCACACACCACCAGCATGTATCCCTCAGGGGCCATGATGGCCTTACGCAGAAACGAACCACGCTTTAGGTTTTGTAGGTTAAGACCAGAACCTTTACTTGCCGACCATCGACCGGTGTGCGCGCCATAATAGTTAAGCGGGACTGGGAGCCTTCCTCTACTAGAAATATCGAGGAACCTTTGCGCCCGTGTTCGCTCCAGCGTTGACTTAACGGCAAGCCTCGCTTCACATAAGAGCGCCACATCTTCATTGTCGGAGTTGAGTAGTGCTTGGAAAAGAGCGTCATTCTTTGCGAGAGCAAGCGCTTCGCGGCCTGTAGTTTTGCTGGTTTTGGTGGGGGGAGTGACGCCCATTGAAAGTAGGACATCAGCAAACTGCTGATTACTGGCAAGGGCTGTTTCCTCGACGCCAAGTTTAGTAAGTAAAGCAGTGCGGCGTGTTTTTTCTTCCGTAATCGCGGCATTAAGCATCTCCTTATCAAGTTCTAGCACAGGGTTAATAAACATCTTCAAGGTCAGGTCAATAAGCCGAAGCTCACTAACCGGGTAGCCTTTGATAAGACGTTTGAAAATCTCTTCGCACAAGAAGGTATCGTGCTGACAGTAGGCGGCTAGCTCGGCTTCAATCTCAGGCGTAAGCTCCTCCAGGCCGTCCGTGCTGTGCACGGCACGCCCCTTCTCAGGCAACCCAAACTCTTCAGCCAGCTTCGCCAAGCTGTTGCCCACCTCGATGCCGCGCAGCGCTCGGGCCATGGACAGGGAGTCAAAAACAAAACAAGGCTTGACCCCGTAGACCCACGACAAAATGGCTACGTCAAACTGCGCATTGTGCGCAAGCACGGCGGTGTTGTTCCAGTTGTACGTTTTAAGTACGTCTGGAATCTTGGCATGAGGCACCCATTCAGCAGGCTCCTCGTCGTTTAAAAACTTCATGCACACCCCAAACGCTTTGAACTTCTCGTCTCGGATGTACTGCTCGGTGGTCAGCTTTGATAGCGTGTAATCTTTACGATCCCAGCGTGTCTCAAAGTCAATGACCAGTATGCGCTTGTAAAGCGGCTTTGACAGCATCAATATTCTCCTCGTTAACTACTAAGGCGATGCCTCCCGCATCGCGTATTTTTTGTAACTCCCTGTCTTGCAGGGCTGTTGTGGTGTTTTTTCCTGCCTTACACTCAATGGCAAAGAAACACCCTCTATAACAACCAATCACATCAGGTATCCCTGAGCGACCGTAGCCGCCCATGACTGGGAAGAAGTTATAAGCGCCCAACTCGTCGAGCTGGGCAACTACTTTCTTTTTTACCTTGGCCTCAGGTGTCATCGAAACTGATCTGCCCACACCACGATAGCGCTGGAGTCACGCACAATCTTGCAACTAATCCGTTCAATCTCGTCAATGTCGGCGGCGTTTAACTGCCCCTGAGCACAGAGTTCTTGTAGCCGGTTTGCACTGCGCTTGATATTGACAACGGGAAGGCCGGGGTCATTGAGTTTAGTTTCGGTCATTTGCTATCTCCAGAAGTTTGTCTAAATAGTGCTTCGCTTTAAGCAGGTCTTGCACACCGTTTTCATGCTTTGTCTGCCAGCGAGTTACGTATTTAACTACATTACCTTCCAGATAGCCAAGGTTATTGGATACAATATAGTCCCAGGGTTGGATTACTAATTGCTTATAGTGAGTGCCCCCTTCTTGTCGGGCATTTGCGTCTGCTTGGGGTAGCTCTGTCTTATTCTCGTCAAGAGTTCCGTTAATAATATCGTTAAGCGTATGCGCTCTTACAATCATGTGAATCTCCTCATAAAATGGTCAAGTTTAAAAAACTTGTCAAGCTCACACCAACAACACGTGCAGAGCTTGAACGGATGCAGAAAGTATGCCTGCCATACGACGACCCCGTATTCCCTTCTGATGGCGTCTGGTGGGTCGGGTACGACGGTAAACAGCCTGTGGCCTTCTGCGTTCTAACACCGTCTTCTCGCTGGGCTGATACGGCTTACCTAGCTCGGAGCGGCGTTCTTTACTACTGGCGCGGTAAAGGTCTCCAAAAGCGCATGATTCGTATAAGGGAAAACCATGCCCGGCGAAACGGTTTTGTTTGGGTGATTTCCGATACGACAGAAAACCCGCCAAGTGCTAACAGCCTCGCTCGGCTCGGCTACCAGATGTTTGAACCCACAAAACCTTGGGCTGCTGCCACCACCTTGTACTGGAGGAAAAAACTCTAGTGCCATACAAAGACCCCCTTAAGCGTAAAGAAAAACAGAAGGAATACAAAAAAAAATACTACGAAAGAAATAAAGAAGCTCATGTTCAACGCTCCCGTATAAACAAAGCGCGACAGAAAAAAATATGGGATGCGTTTAAAGCGTCTCAGAAATGCACCCACTGTGGTCTGCAGCACCCTGCGGTTATTGACTTTCATCACGTCATCCGAGGCCCTGATAAAAAAAGCGTCAACAAATTGGTAGCTGACGGACGGTTTACCGCCGCCATGACAGAAGTCGAGAAGTGTATCCCTCTGTGCTCTAACTGCCACCGCATGCTGCACTGGAAAGAGGCCCAAGAAGGCAAAAAGAAACGCCGTAAGAAACGCAAGAAAGCTAAAGGTCTAGCCCCTCCGTAGCGTCAAACAGCGCCCTCTGTACCGCCTCGTATGCGTGGGTCTGTGCTGGGTTCAGCTCCGAGTACTTCAGCTTCTGTCGGATAAACTCTCTAACGTCCGTCAGCGCCGCACGATACTGCCACCCACGGTAGGCCACCTCAAAAGCCTCACGCTCTTCTTCTGTAAATTCAAGGATAAGTTTCACGGTCACGCAGCCTCCATTAGTGGGTTATGTATGAGCACTTCCGCCTCGGTTTCTATCCAGACTTTAGCGCCGCAAGACAGCGGTTTGTCAGGGCTGTAGACCACCTTGGACGGCCCCAGTATGTCGACCTCATGCGCGTAGGTGTTGCTTTTGTAAGTCTTTACTGTGAGCACGGGGTCGGTGCTGCCTGTTTTGGCGTTGGCTTTTATAACGTGTTGGTTAACGTGAATGATTGTTTTCATTTGGCCTCCACAATTTGTTTGTTAGCCCAGACAGACAGGCAAGTTTCCTCAAGCTCGAAGCTCACGGGCTGGGTGCTGAGTGCGTCAGCACGTCCACGGTTATATGCCTCAATAATGTCGATGGCCTGAATCTCATCCACCTCAACCATCAATGGTTCGTCCATTACTTTTTGGGCGGCTAACACAGTTAAAACTCCCATCGTAAATCCTACAAACCAATTACTCATATTCACCTCCTAAATTCTCGGGTCGTAACAAGTGCCCGTTATGTTGGCGCCAAACATCCAAGCGTTGATGTCATCCAGCCGTGGCGCTTTCGGTCTGGTCTTTAGGTTAAAAGGATCGTGCACGCGGATTAACGGGATCAGTATGCGGTACATGTTTGGGGCGTTAGCAGTTTTTATTTTCTTAGCCTGCCCGTTTTCTACCATCTCTTCTAGCCGGCTGCGTGCTGTTCCTTCAGTTACGCCTTTAAATACAGCGTAGTCCCGTATGCTAAATAAAAACTCTTCATTCATTTACATCTCCTTTTCGTGTGTATCCTTGCTCTGCCCAGGCAACTTCAGCCTTAAGCAGCTTGACGTAGTCTCGCTCGCTGGCGAGCATTTCTTTTAACTGCAAGTTCTCCTTTCTCAAATGTGTAAGTTCATCTTGCAACAACTGCAATTCAACAGCGTTAATCATTGTTTGGTTCATAGAACCACCTTTAGGACAGCGTCATAAACAAAGTCCCCATCGTCATTGAGTTCATCTAGCTCAGCAACGCTAAGCTCCTCGCCCGTATCCTCCCAACGCGCATTGGCAACGTACGCATCACAAAAATCGGGGTAGTCCCTCGTATCAATATCCTCAACTTCAATGTCCGTAATACTTCGGTTTTTAAATTTCATGTGTTCTTCTCCTTTAGTTTGGCTTCGATGTATCCAGCAATAACAGCAAACGTGAATTTGTTAAATGGCATATCTTCCATCTCAGGTGTGTACGTCTGAAATACTTCTTCTTCCGTCAGCCCAACCCATTCCTTATGCAAAACTCCTGCTGTTGTGTCAAGTTTTGTATATGCATTATCGACAGGCTCCCACCCCTCGCACTCGCATACGTAACAGTCAGCACTATGCGAAGCGTTACGGTCAAACCCATGCGGGGCATCTGGGTGTGTCTTGCAAGGTACTTCTGGGGTCACTTCTGGGGTTAGTGCTTGGCGTAGTGCATTGATTGCACCAACATCTTTCTTCTCTTTGCCAAAAATGTCTTCCAAGGCCTCCAACGCCATCTCTGCCGCTTTTCGTAGATCGTTCTCTTCTAGGTCTCTCATCTGTTCTCCTCCATAAAAGCTGCTTGAATGGCGTCTGCAAACTTAAGGATCTCGGTCTTGTCGTCGCCAAGCTCAAAGCGTTCAGCAATCTCCAGCACCTTCTTGTCTGTCAGGGTGTACTCCTCTGAGAAGGTGTCGTCAAACTGTTGGTTAAAAAAATTATCAAGACTCATCATAAAGTTCTCCTTTCTGTAACTTTCTGTAGAGTGGGGGGGCCGAAGCCCCCGTTAATTAAATGCCAGCTTCGCTTAGCGCTTTAGCAAGTTCTTCGCGCTTGCTTTTAACGGTTGGGTCGTAGTCAAGCGCTGCGCTGTCTTCCCATATGCGCACCAGGGTTTCAAAGTCACGGGCCACCTCTAAAGCTCGGCGCTCAGCGCAATACTTGTCGTTCTTTTCTTTGGTGAATCGCACCCCATTGATTACCGCCTGGCAGAAAAAAGCCTCGAACAACTGCTTCATGGATTTTTTACTGCCGCTCACTTGAAAGGTCGCTGACCCATCCTCATGCTCTTCAACGAGGTCTACACTAAAGCTGGGGCGATCTTCAAAATCTTCTCCCTCGTCTGCTTCTTCGTCTCCCTCTTCAGCGGCTTCTTGTTCGTAGTACTGCTCATCGGCTGCGCGTTGGGAAAATAGGTCGTCCAGTTCTGCTTTAAATTCTGCATCGTTGTAGGGACTCGTTTCATTTTTTAATCCTCCTTCGTAAGCTTTCATAGCCTGCCCAAGCAGGCCGTCTGCTGCCCACAATGCGGCAGTCATGTGTTCATGCCTTGGGTCTTCGTGCGCATCCATCACGTTATTCAGGATGCCTCGGGCCTTACAGATTGCGTCTTCAATTTCAATATTCCACATGAACTTCTCCTTTTAAAGTTTGCTCCCAGTTGGCTGTCGGAAGCTCTACAGTCCAGAAAATGTGCTGGCAGTCGTAACACCGATGTCGACGTAGGGTGTAGTGAAAGTCTCCATCGGGGTCACGGTGCGAGCGTGTGTCAAGGGTTTTGGTTTTACTGCGGCGGCACGCCTCGCATATCATTCGCCACCCTCCCACGACTGTAAGTACCCAAGCCCCAGTTTTGTCAGGACAATGTAGGACT